GCCCTTGATGTGTTTTGAGTTCCAGAAAAACTAAATGATAATTGTGGATCTTGTTCTGACTTAAATTCTTTTGGTTTAGGTAAAGGAAATAACATTTCACTTACACCCATTAATGCTATAGATGCACCTAAATAAACCATACTTTTTGCTATAAAGCCTCCACCTAATCCTGCTTTCAATGAAAAAGTAGCAGCACCACCTAGAGCAGCAGGAACAAAAAACGCACCTGCAATAAGAGCAGCACCTAATAATACTTTTCCAAAACCTCTACCAGCACCAGTTATCACAGGAACAATATGTATATCTTCTTGTCCTATTGGATGGTGTATTTCTTCTTGATTGACAGCATAATTACCAACTTTTACTTGATAATATTGAGGATTCATATATTTTTCTATCTGCGGAAAATTATTGACAAGAAAACTAACTGCCTTTGCAAGACTATCCACCTGTATTTCAAACTCTTTATGCCCTACAAACTCTGCAAGTTCGCCATATAACTTTAATTTACGCAACATAACGATACCTCCCTCCTGTACATTTTAATAACCATTGAGAATAAGGCTCTCTACAAGATAGTCTATCGGTTAAATGATGTAAAACATCCCCATCCAAAAAAATAGCTACATGATTTAAACCAGTAGATCCAATAGACATTAGTAAAGCATCGCCATTCATTGTTTTTTCATCTGGTCTTAATTCTCTAAAACCTGTTCTCCATGCACAACTTTCAAATAATGGATTATTAACAAACTCTTCTGGTGTTATAGGTCTATCCCAATCTTTTAATTGAATATTTTTTTCTTCTTTATACCAATCTCTTACCAAACTCCAACAATCAGTAACACCCCATACCCAAGGTCTACCAAGTAAAGGCGGTTTATATCCACATGGTTCATAATATCCCCATTTTTCTGTTTTAGGATTAACAATATGCCACGGAAGATTACTACGTTCACAGGCAATTTGATCTGCCTGACTAGCAACAGGAGGTGTTACAGGGTGGCTATGAACAATAGCCGTTATCTCTCCAGTATTATCTGCTTTCACATAATCTTCTGGGTCAAGAATAAAACATTGATGATCTGTCATTGATAAATTACGACAAGGATAGTATCTCTCTTTTCCTCGAATATTTAATAAAAGACCACAAGATTCTTTTGGGTCTTGGTCTTTTGCATGAATAAGTGCTTCTTCTTTCCAATTCATGCTATAAACGTACCAATAGAAGGAAATTCGGTTCTAGTACATTGTCTTTTGGGAGCACGAATACCAGCAAGATCAAATACTGCTGCGAGTTCAAATTGTACGACCTCTCTATTTTCTGATGATTTTCTATCTATTTTATAAATCTCTTGAGGAAACTCTGCTGTAGGATCTGGTGTTCCTAATGGATTTACCTGTTGAGATGTAGTTGTGGTTGTATCTTGGGTCGTTGTACTTGGATCATTCATCGTGATCGTATTGCCCATGCTATTACCATGAGTTGAACAATAGTACCTTAAATCACTAGGAGCAGAAGGATAGGCTGGCTGATAAACAACAGTTGCACCAGAAGTACCTTGTGTTCCGTTTACTGTTACTGTTTGATCTCCTCCAACATCAGATTTTATTCGTAATGGGTGTGTTGCGTTTGTACTGTCAGAAACATCAAAAGTATATGTAGATCCTCTTTTCATTGTCAAAACAGGATAATTACTTCCATTAATAGCAAAAATATTAGATCCACCAACATTTACTACTGTTACTGTGTATGTTATAGATTCAGCGTCAGCAGGGTCAGCAATAGTTGTCGTAGTCGTTGTACTGGTTGTTGTTACGGGAAAATTAACAGCATCAAGATAACGTGCCAAAGTTCTGATTCTAGTCACAGTAGCTCCCGTCAAATCATTTCCTGTTGTTACCTGATTAACATTCAATAAGATAGCTGTGATAGTTCCAAGAGCATTACTGATAGTCAAAGTAGGTCTAGGAAGTTGACCTTTTTGAAAAGCAAAACCTTCTGCCTCTATTGGCATTTTTAAATATTGATTACCAGCCCAGATAATATCGCCATTAGCATTTAAACTTGTTCCATTATGGAATCTATACGTTTGGGCAGATCCATGCAAAGTTGCATCGGTAGTCAAAGTAAACAGTTCAATTATTGCTGAAGGATTGATCTTCTGTAGATCAGTAATAATCGGAGCAGTACTCATGGTTCAAATACTTCTCTAAATGTTGCCTGTATTGTAGCTCTATTGTTATATGGTATTGATTTGTTCCAAGTTTCGCAAACAAATTTCTGTGAAGCAGATTCTCCAGGTGGTTCAAAATCAAAACTAGCACTATCATTTGCTCTAGCATCAAGGAAGGTTTCTATCTCATCTGCCTCCACTTCAGAGACATTAAAAGTAAAATTATATACTTTAGGATTTTGATGTTCTGCCAATCCGAATAATATTCTGTGTTCAAACCCATCAGCAAAACGAATTGTTCTGGTATTTGGTGCGGATCTTTTTTGTTGTCCGTATGTAGGTTTTATTGAAGGAAACGTAGCCATTATGCAAGCATACCTCCTGGTCGTTTTTGTTTAATTAATTCTGATTGTATAGCAACTGAAATCATACGACCAAGTTCTCTACCTTGTTCTTCATCTCCTTCAACAGAAGAACCAGAAGCATCTACGTTTACTACGATATTTGTTGAACCTCCAAGCATTTCATTAGGTGTAATCATACCAGAAACACCTGGGCTGAATAACTCAGGCCCACGTTCTCCTACTAAATAACTACTACCACCTTTTACTGCTCCACCATTTGCTCTGCCACGAGGCATACCAAACATCGGATCATCAAAATCTCTTCCAAATTTATCTGTACCTCCAGTCGTTGCACCTCTTGAAGGAGCAATACCTCCTCCAAAACTAAACATATTGCTAAACATACCTAGTAGACTTTGCTGTAACTGATTAGCCATCATTCTTGCAGCAGTATCTAAGAAATAATCTGCAATACGATTCAGCATATTTCTAAACGCATCTGATACAGACATTGTTCCTTTTATAATTCCCTTAAATGACTCTTCAAACGAATTTGCCATTGTTTCTGATAACGTCATAACCATGTATATTGGATTTGCTAATTTTTTCATTTCATCTTGTAAATCTTTTACTTTATCTTCAATAGCAGAAAAAGCTAAAGCTCCTGATTGTCCAAATTGATTATTAGCCTCATTAACAAGACCAAGCATCTGTCTTACTTGTTCTAACGCTTCTTTAAAATCTTTCATTCTCTGATTTCTGCCTTCCTCAAATTCTTTTTGTAATTTTTCTTCTCTACCTTCTCCATATCTTGTTGGATCGCCACCACCTCTGAACAATAACTCTTCGCCAAAATCTCTAAACCTATCTAAAAATGTTATTTGTTTTGCTTGAGCTACAGCAATATCATTTTCTGCTTTTGCTCTAGCCTCTGCTAACGCTAATTCAATAGTTGCACTATCAGTAATTAAATTTTGATTTAATAATTGTGTAGCGACTTCATTACCTATTTTTGTTCTAGCTTCAAAAATTTGATTAGCTAATTGAGCCTGTCTATTTGCAGTAGCCACACTATTAAATGCTCCTGCATCTGAACCAAAAATTTCTGTTAAAGATTTAGCAATACTTCCAGAGCCAAATTGTGCAAAAGCTCCTAATACACCAAACGCTTCTTCTTTTGTTATTCTTAAGCGTTTTGCAACTGCGTCTATATCTTTTGATGTAAGTTGAGCACTACCACTTACATCTGAAAAACGAACATTTAGGGCAGCTAATGATTGATTAAATTTATCATTTTTATCAATAGCAGAACCTATTGCAGTACCAAGAATAGATAATGCAAAACCAAATTGACCACCTATAGCTCCACCAGCAAGTCCACCAAGTCCACCACCAACTGCTGCTGCACCTGTTTGTCCAAAAAGTAAAGGGAAAGCTCCACCAATAATTGCACTACTAGCGGTGCTACCAAATGTACCCGATCTCCCTTTATTAACATTTGCTTTAGAAGTATTATTTTTACTTGCTGCTAACTTTTGTTCTAATAAAATTTCTTTTCTTATTAATTGAATGTTTTGTTTATTAATCTGTAAACCTTTTTGTTTTAATCGTTGAATTACTTTAAAATCTATTTTTTGTTTTCTATATGCTTTATTTAATCTTTCTTCTTTATCAATTACATCGCCAATAGCTCTAAAATATCTTTCTGTACCTAAAGCAACTTTATTTAAGTTACCTTTTGCTTGACCTAAAACTTTATTTAAAGTATTGAAAGAGTTTGGTAATGTTTTACTTTGTTTATTAGCTAATTTATTTAATTTATTTATTTCTCTAGTTAAAGCAGTTGTTTCAGCACGAACAGCCTTTAGCTCTCTAGCACCTTTTACAGCAATAGCAATATCAACACTATAATTAGCCACTTGCTATAAAAAACAAAACATTTTCTCTATATTACCTCTTTCTGCCTTTTAAAGCACTACTTCTTTGTGCTTGTTCTTGTTGTTTTTTAAATTCTTCATGTTCTATTTCTGCAAATGCAGCCCAACCCATCATCTCTTCAACAGTTAAAGTTTCTGAAAGTTCAGCAACAGTTTTTCCTAATTCTTTTGCTAATGAAAATATAAATTGCCAATCATTATTAGCTTTTCAATTCGGCTTTAGCCTCTTGAACTCCTCTGGTTTGTCCAGCTTCAATCATGGCTAATTGTATTTCCTGTAATATATTTGCTTCAACTTCTCTTCTTAATGAAGCCTTATCTCCATCTTGAAAAATTCTTTTGCCATCTTCATCTAATGATTTTTCAATCATAAGAGCTAGTGCAAAATCATTTGGATCATTACTATCTGATTTTTTTGTTATTGATTCTCTTTCAGCGATAGTTAATGGATGCCAATATACAGAAAGAATAACTTCATCATCTTTGATTACATCATGTTTATAAAGTTGGGAAACTCCAAACTTGTTCTTTAAAAGATCAACTGCTCTTGTCATGTTAATATGTAGCTATTATTAGTATACTAAGCGTTGGCAGTAAATTGACAAGATATTAAGCCTAAAAAATGTGAAGAGTCATCTATATCAATAGGAACAATGCCTGATATATCAGCCACTCTTGGAGAACAATTAAATGTATCAGTATAATTTGAAGCATTTACAGAAGTAAGCCCATCAATAACAGCTTCTCCTAATGAAGATAAAACAGAAGTACCTTTTCCTCTTGGAACATAAATATTACACCTAATTACACCAGAATAAAAATCTTGTGCAGCACCTTGAGTTTGTTGTGTTGCTTGTCCAAAATCAACAGATATAATAATGTATTTTTTAGTCTTACCTGGTGTTTTATAAACCATGTTGTCATAAACCATTTCGACAGTAGCATCTACTGCTGCAACTGCATCTGTTACTGCTTTTTCAAAAGCTGCTCTGGTGTTTACTAAAGTCATTGATTAGCTATATCAGAAACATTTCCATAACCAACAAAACTTCTATTTGGATCAGCAAATTGTCCAATACCTCTGCCTCCTTGAACTGACTCAGAACCAAGAAGAACTTTTGACTTTTTATCTTTAAATATTTGATTTATTGTGTTTTTAAGATCACTTTGAATAAATAAATTAATTTTTTGACGAGGAGAAGCTAAAGCATAAGCAGCATATTTAGTTGTATTACCAATATATATTTTCTCATAAATTTTAAAATTATATTTTATTTTATCTATAAATCTAGGTTCAACTTTTGCTTGAGGAGATTTGTTTCCTTTTCTTGTAGCTTTTATATTTTTCCACGGATTAAAATCTTCTCTTTTATCTTTTGGTCTAGGTCTTGTTCTACCAACTGTCCAACTTGACGCAAAAAATCCAGTATCAATAGGACTAATAGAATCTTCTTCTCTTGATAAACCAACAAGAGTAGTTCTAACAAAAGCATTTAAGTCTTTTGTTAATTGATCTTCTAAATCAGGAGCAATATTATCTACATTATTTGATTTAGCCATCAGAACCTCACTAATAAAGTAAACAGATAAGTCTGTCCACCCTGTCTTGTATCTATATTAACTATCTGTC